AGGTAAAGTAGAGAAGCGTATGTCAGATTATGCTGAACGGAATGGGATCATACTTGGGTCGAAGTCCATTTATATGAGCGTTAAATCCCTTACCCATTCTGAACGTTTGAGCAAGCAGGCTAAGAAACTCTCTGTTGCTGATTACGAGTTAATCAACTTTCCAAAGTCAAGGAAAAGAATGCGACTATATTTTGACAACAATACAGACCGAAAGAAAAGGAATTTTGTGTATGTGAGCAATAAGTCTAAGTTTATCATTCACCCCAATTATGAAGTGAAACTCAAGAATGGGAAAACGAAAGTTGTAAACTTTATTACGGCACAGAAACTGAATAAAAATGAAAGGTTTGATGGTAGCAGATTTGATAGAATATAAAACTCAGCATGGCGGGGCTATCGACACCCTCATAAGGCTAACGCCTCCTCAGTTCCAAGCTATCATGTCTCTACCATGCTGAACTTTACATTGCAAATGTAAAAAGAATATTCGATAAAAGCAAATTATAATCGTTAAAAGATATGGCTGGACCAGTGCGATATCTAATTAAAAATTTAGGCGTATAAATCAAAATCTACTAATATCTAAAACAAAACAGACTGATGCCTAAGAAGAATACAACAGATATCTGTAACACGAGTAAATATATCCAGCTAATTTTCCTAAACATTTGAGTTGTTCTATTAGATTGTTTAGTAAACAGCTATCACCCTCTATAATTTTCCCACATATCTCTCTATTGAATCATTATTCTTCCTATCTGTTTATACGAAATATACAAATCTATTTATGGTTACGCTTATAGAAAATAATAAGTCTCCTGTTTAAGTAATTCACAATAAAAGTATTTCTGTCTTATCACTCAATGATGGTTAAAAGATAATCTGTACATCACTGCCATGTTTTTTCTTTATCAAATCCACCACTTCCTCTATTGTATACTTCCGCCGGTTTTGAATAGTGAGGAAAACCATCTGAAACATTACGTCCAAATCTTCATTATACCCAGTGGGAATCTTAGGACTTTTTGCCATATTAGTAGAAAATAATTCGTTTTTGATTTGAGGAACATCTAATCCCAAATATTTGTGTACCTTTTGCAAATTAATCAGCTCCATAGGAATCATTCCTGAGGTCAAAAACTCTTCATTTTCCCATTTCTCACCACGCTGTAATCCTATACCTTTCAAATGATATTCACACAGTTCGTCCCAATAACTATTATCTATTTGTGAAAGATCTTCCCAATTATCAATAATTTTTTGATAGATACCATAACCAGTTCCATAGTTCATAACAAGTTCTTTCACCGGATTATACCCAAGCCATTTCTCCAATAGAAAATGAATCAATTGCGTACTCGCATACAGTTTTTGTTTCTTAAAATACTTATCCGACAAGTTTTGTTCGTTTGTCAATATAGATAAAAGAAAATCAAATAATTGGTCTATTAAGTCTTTCCGTTCTACATATAAAGCATACGCAAGAGGAAAGCTCATTTCCTCAATCCAATCGCCATTACTATGACCATTTGTTAAAAACACAGCTGTTCTTTCAAAATATTTCCAACAGTTTTCATCTCCTTGAAACAAAAGTTTCTTAGCCTTAATATGTGTACTATTTGGAATTCCAGATAAACACAATCGTACTGTTTTTATATTCTTACGCAAATCTTCTTTTTGGGTATAAAGATCGTACATATTCAAAAAAGTCTTTACGCTCTCATCCCTATCTATAGGCTCAGCATATTTATAATGCTTAACAGCCCTATCTATCCATTTTTTCATTATTCGAATTATAACATAACAGAATGTAACTCTATATTTATCCAAAGAAGCTTGTTATTATATGTTGTTAAAGTGTGCAGTTTCAAATGCAACTATTTATTTTTATTCATCTGAAAACTATTCCACTATGCAGCACATACTTTAACTTCTGCTAAAAGTTCCCCAAACTCAACTATTTTTTTATTGTTCTCAACTATCTATACCCATCAAGAATAACTCTTGTAAGTCTCCACTTATCACATTTCCATTTATTGTAAGTTCAAAGTTGCCTTCTTGGTTTTCAAATGAAGAAATATTATCTAACTTTCCAAATATTATCGATACCACATCTTGCATAACCAACCTTGTAAAAGCCTGCATTTGTTGTTTTTGTTCTTCGTTTAAACTATGATATAATTCCTTGCTCGCTTTCCAGTTTTTATCTGTTCCTGCAATCGGATTAGGAAGCGTTTTAAAATAATACTCAAACGTTTCCTTAAAAACTTCATCTTTTACGTTACTTACAAATTCTTCTGCGGTCATATTCGTATTGCCGATTCTATATTTTTATAATATTATGAGTGCAAATCTATTAAGTGCTGCGCTTGTTTTTTTAGATAATCAGGAATTTCCATCTTTAAAATACTTTTCAGCATTTCCATATAGCGTTCTTTCTCTTTAGTATCAGAAGTTCCGTTTATTATTCTGTTCAACATCCACAACGTATAAAAAGTTGGTTTTCTGTTTAACGACTTAAATAATTCTTCTTCTAATCCTTTCTTATAATGTTTTTCTAACGTGTGTACTATTTGCCCAGGCATACCAAAATCGAAATCAGAATTTTTCTCAAGAATTCTGAAAAGTGGGTCCATAAGTATTGCTGTATCCCAACCTTCATTATTCAATTCTATTATGTCTTCACACAATGCGTCTAAATCACTTATGTTAGAATCATCAATCGTATCAATAATTTCTATCTCTTTTTTTATCTCATCTATTTTATCCATATATACTATTTTTGTATTCTTATTACCACGTTATAGTTCATTACCATACAAAAGTAAAGAAACTTAGACAACCGAACAAACAAAAAGCAGTTAAGAAGATAAAATTATGAAAACAAAATAAGGGCATATAAAAGTAAACTACTACATTTGTAGCGATAAACTTTGGTGTAACATAAATGTAACGCTATATGAATATAGAAGAGCAAGAAAAAGTTTTGAAGAATCTGTACTCTAACGATACAGCTTCTCTCTTCAAACAGAAGAAAGAATTTGAATATTCTTATTGCATTTGGGGAACATCTGTTCTATTTGAAATATCCTTTTGATATGGAGAGGAAGAACATAAAAAGAGGACGAAAGTTAGCCAAAACACCATCGAAAAAGAGTGGTAAGTTTCAGCATTTTTTAGATGCTGAAAATAAAGTTGTTGCTATTTATGGCTATACAGACAATTACGATTTACCCGCCCAATATATATTCTTTGAATACCGTAGTTCGGAAATTATAGTTTATAGCTTTAATATTGTTGAGCAGATTGATTATATACAGCACGCAATATTAAAAGATGGACAAATGATATCCATGTTGAATATGGACTGCAAAGGAAATTTCGTAGCAGAAGAATATGAGTATGACGAAAATAATCATATTGCTTCTATCGAAAGACAACATAAAGACAGGTCGTTATTTAAGGATACAGATTTCTTCCCCAACAACCTGTATAAAAGCAAGTTTATCTTAGAATATGCAGACGGCAATCTGTCCCAAATCAAATGGAATGCCAATGCAGAAAAAGTGATGAAAGTAATATTTCCTCTTTAATAATGCAGGTATTTAGTAAAGCAACAAAAGGAAAATAAATTGCAAAATAAGATGGAAAAGATGAATATTGATTGGCAACATTATCATGCTCCCAACAAAGAGGCTATTAAAGAAATACCTTCTCAATTAGATTATTTATTTTCTGCCAATGACGCACTGGAAGATATTGAATATTTTCTTTATAACGAATTAGCTCCCAACATAAAACACCAATTTAAAATATATGATATTATAGAACCTGTAATTGAAGTTATAGAGTTCAACATTCTTCAAAAAGGGAAACATCAATATAAAAATGAAATTTTAAACTTCTTAGGATATATATTTCAAGAGTTTATTCGAGACGAAAATTCCATTTTGGTACAGCCTATAGAATATCAGATTGCAGCACAAAAAATGTCTTTGCAATATTCTAACGAGTTTAAATTTTATAAGCGATTTCAATTCTTTGTAAAAAACGTATTTACTGACAATATAGAAACGCAAACGCCAGAAGTTATTTTTTATAAATCAGCATTAAACAACAATCAAAAAACTTTTGAAACATTGATTAATCATGCTAACTTGCAAAATATTAGAGAGATACTTTTTGCATGTGGATTGATGAGTTTCAAAAATCCAAATTTAAAAATCCACGATTTTAATATTACCACCCAACAAGATGGTATTACAAATTTGGGCTTCTGTATAAATGGAATGGAGTTTGACAAAGAACTTGCTATTACTTCTCTTTCTATACCCAAACAACAATCATTTGTATGGGGAAATGGTTATGAATGTGTTTTAGCAACATCTGCTATGATGATTGATAGTTTACATAAAAATGCAAGATATCAGAAAAACACTATCAATCATATTATGAATGGATACGACACAATAAGAAAAATAAATATTGACGAAGATTTTAATTTTCCACCCCATAAGTTTATGTTAGAAGATTTGAGCAGCATCTTATTTCATGAATATCTTGGTAAAGGTATATTGATTGATAAAAAGATGCTTACTGAAGCACAATTATATTTTTATAATTTAATGTCAGAAGAATTTCGCACTCACACTTACTCGCTCCTTTATGCAGGAATAATGCCCGAAGGAATGTCTATTGAGAGCGCAAACAATATAGACGATATTTACAATTGCTACAACTAAAAAATAAATGGAAGAGTTATTAGTTTTTTCGGACAACAAGACTGGCGAAAAAGTTGGTATGTATTATAACGCATGGCTGTTTATTATCAGGTGTATTTTGGTAAAATATGGACACAAAACAGAAGCCGAAGCAGATGAAATTCTAAAGAAACATTATTATAAAAAGCCAGCAAATTTTGATGATGTAATATGCATAAGTCATGAAACTGAATATCATTGGGCAATGTTGGGTGCTTATGGCGAACAATATTGGCTGAAAGGAATGAGTGCCGATATACCAATAGATTATAACGAATGTATGATAACTGCATAAATGACAACCATTTGAACTCTCTTTTTGAATGGTTTTAATATTCTTATTAAGGACATAAAATCAGGCTAAAATACTCTTCCAAAAATTTATAATTATAATTTTTAATTTTATAATTACAAAATAGAAAATTATAATAATAAACTTGTGCGTTTTTAATTATAAATTTTCGGGTCATAATTATCTCTCCTTTACTTAAAGGCTAAATCGACTGTTGAAAAGATAGATGTTTGCTACATCGTTACATGAAAACGAACAAAGATACATCAGTTCAGAAACAACTTATGATAACAAAATAACGACACGAAAAAGCATCTTTCATTTGTTTTACTATATTCATTAAAAACTTTATTTTCTTTGGTTGTTAAACGCAAAATAACTATATTTGCAAGGTAGTTAAGAACTTGTAACTATAAAATTTTTAAAGATGAAATTGCGAGAAATACATAGAGTTATCTCTAACCAAACAACAAAGAATACTTACTTAGTCAAATACTTTGTTTCATTCTTTGTCTTGTTTAACTTATTGTTTGTTTCTTCTGTTACAGCAAAAGATACAAGTTCGTGCCATACAACCCTACAGTTTTTGCATAAAGATTCTTGTAAAACAGACTTCACGGTTTTAGAGTTTATGGAATATGCTTGGAATAAAAAAGCATATCCTAAGGAGACACATACCGCTATTCCTCAAATAGAACATATACATCAACTATATATTATTCCTTTTTTTGAGTCGCTCACCCAAAGTGATAGAAAATCGTTACATCTAAAAATCAACAACATAAAATACAATTGTCAGCACACCTTTTTAAATGTTCCATACAAAAACGATAATGATAGCATTTGCAATACGCATTTTGTTATAGATAAACTTGATTTTCCGTCCGACCAACAAAATCTATTGAACTATCTAAAAAGAAAGATTGGTAACGAACCTATAAACGTAGACGTTGCATCGGAATCTCCCACTCTATGTTTTACTTTCTGGAGAAAAAATGCTTTAATAATCGTTTATTACAATATTTTTGATGATAAAGAAATGATACTGAAAACAATTGATACTTACTTAGGGATAAAATCTGAATAAGAAAAACGCTTGTAAAATAGAGGGTTATAGTTGTCAAACTAAAAATTCAAACAAAAATAGTATAAGAAGCTATTAAAATAAATAACTATATTTGCAGTAATAAACGCTGTTTGAAAATGTATAGTAAATTGAAAAAGGCGAGAGAAACATATCTGCTTTAAATTAAAAATGGAACATTATGTGCTTAAGTACAGATGAAAAATATACAGAATTGATAGAAGCAATAAACTCTTTAGACTATAAAGAGGATATTATAGAAGTCCAAAATAAAGAAAAAGATGATATCATAACTTCTATCATGGACAAATATGTTGTTGGAAATCCCAGAGTTTGGTGGTTAGCTTTCAAAAAGAACCCTAAATCTTTTTCTTACGAGGACGAATTTCAATATCAAAGAATTAATCAATTTTTTAATGATGACGAAGTTTGTTATCTTATAACAGAGTTAGAAACAATCCATGTATTTAAATTGTCAGTTAGAAATATCATCAAAGTTTTAGGAGAATGTTCTTTCTTCGAATATTACATAACAGATTTGAAATTCCAAAATTTGTTATGTGAAACAGATCATGGCGATTTACTCTACTTGTAAAGTTACATAAATATACCATATTAGATATGAAAAAAACAATAGAAATAATTCCTTTAAAAGGAGTAAAAATGGATAATTTGGATATTGACTTAGGAAATGATATGAAATCTATTATCAACATCTTAGGTAAACCAAATATTCAAGAAGAAAATCAACTCTATTATGATAGATATGAATTCAGATTGGATTTTGATATTAACCAAAAACTAGAGTTTATAGAACTACAAGGACCAAATACCAAGTATATAAATCCTACAATATATGGCATCAATCCTTTTGAAATAGAAGCAGATGAATTAGTAAAGCTTTTAAAAGAAAAGAATGGAAGTAACATTGACGATACAGAAGCACAATATAGTTACTGCTTTTCTGATATTTCTGTTGGTATATGGCGACAGAATATTCCTGAAAATTTTTCTGAATATGAAATAAAAGATGCCACAGAAGAAGAAAAAAATATTTGGAAAACTGAACAAAATAAAGCAAAATTCTTTTGGACAATTGGCATTGGAAATGTTGGCTATTATGATATTTAAATAAACAAAAAAATATGGCAAGATATTTAGAACATTTTTAGCAGAAGTAAAGATAATAAGCAACTTATATCTGTTAAAGACTCTTCAGAAATATATTTGAATATTCCAAAACTAAATTGTTCTATTCAGTATACATAAACATATTTCTCATTAGATAATGTTATTTCATATATGTTGCCATATTTAAAAGTAATATTGATATCGTGCCATAATCACCTTATTTCGGTTAATTTGCCAAAAGTTTTTGTTGCTAAATCAAAAGAAATAGAAAAATCGTTATTACGTATAATTAAATGAAACAAGAATGTTGAGCCTTCGCAAATAACTCCTTCTACAAAACACAAATTAGAAATGCCATTTGTTATATTATTAAAGAGTAGTTTTTTAAAATCGTTAATCATTAATTTGTTTTCTGCATTTACGATATACACATTATTAAATGCCTTTGAATAAGGAGCTTCTACAACAGCAATAGCATTATAACTTTTAGAATAATCGGCTATTAATCTGTCTGTTATATTTTCTCTTTTATACGTTTTACCTTTGAAAGACCAAGTAATAGCTATTGGAGTTCTATCAAAAATATTAGAATGTTCTTTTAAAACATCTGAATAAAGATACTCAAAGTCTTTTATTTCTTCCAT